GTGCCTTCATCCAAGCTAATGCTATTGGCACCGCACTTACTATTGCTACTGCTTTCATTATTAAAGTATATGCTATAATTAAGGCAATTCCTGCTACTGCAGATTCCAAAATTGGCTTTATAATAGTCCAGTTTTGACTAATCCATCCTGCAATATCTGATATAACATTAATCGTATCAATTGCTGCATTAGATACCCAAACTAATGCTCCAACTGCATTTTGAGCAAATTGTTCAAATCCTGGACTATTAACAAATTGATTCATTTTTTCTATAACTGGTTGAAAAGCTTTTAATGTCATATTTTTAACTGATGTCCAAACATCTCCAAAGGTCTTTGGCATATCATCAAAGGCATCATTAATATCTTTTGCTGCAGCAAACATAGCGCCTTTGATAATATCTGCCGTGATGAGTCCTTCTGATGACATCTTTTTCAATTCACCTTTTGTTTTTCCTGTAAATTTAGCAATTGCTTCTGCAAGCATTGGAGCGTTTTCCATGATGCTTCTAAATTCATCACCTTGTAATTTACCAGCAGCCATAGCTTGAGTTAATTGGTACATTGCTGAAGTTTGTTCCTGAATTCCAGCTCCACCAACTTTGAAAGCTTTATTCATTAATTCTGTAAATGCTACAATCTCTTCTGTACTCGTAAATGCATCCTTTGCTAAAATACCCATCTTTGCTATAGATGATGCAGTAGCTCCATAGTCTGCTCTTGACCTTTGAGCTGATGCTAATATCATATTTTGTAACTCTTCCGTAGTCTGCAATCCATCATTCATTAAATCAAGTCTTGCAGTAGTAAGAGTGAAAGTATCTGCAATATCAGTTATCTGCGAAATTCCTTGTAAAGCTGATTTAATTGTATAGATAGCAGAGGCCGCAGTTACTAATGGATTTTTAAATTTTGTAAGTGAATTAGCAGCTTTATTTGCAGCGGGAGGTATATCATCTATATTTTGATTAAAATTATCAAGAGCTGCAGAGGCTGCTTCAACATCTTTTTGCATTTTTTTAAAAGCATTATTACTTACTTTATCTACTCCTGCCATAACATCGACTGTAGTTTGCATTGATTTAATAATACTTCTTAATACAGGAGTCATTTTATCTTGTAAAGTAATAGTATTCTTTATAGTAGCCATTAATGTCTGCGCCCTCCTTTCCTCTTAATCTTTGCTGCTTCTTTTTTCTCTTGAGCAATTCTTTCATCAATCATAGCAATAACTAATGCTTTTTCTTTTCTAGGGAGGTTAGCGAAACGTGAAGGCTCCCAATGAAATTTATTAAGAGCATAATATGCATACCACGTTTCGCCATCCCCTCCCTTTAAGAGTTTTTTGCTTCTTCCACCACTTCTTCCATATCTTTATCAAATCCAGAAAGTGATGAAATTTGTTGAGCAAGCTCTGCAATTTCTCCAGCTAATAAACTCTTATATAAAAACTGTTCTGGAGTTTGGCAACCTGCTTTTTTAATACTATCTGCATCTTTAAAATTTGGTTCTATTGTATGATTTAATACTACTAATTCATTAAATGTTTTATTATCAAATTCTACTTTTTGATGTCTCCCAATTTTTGTAGATAATCTTTGATATTCTGCAAATTCTGGTCCAGTCATTCCTTTAATTTTAAAAGGAAATTTTGCTAATCTAGGAGACACGATAACTTCTGCTGTTAAATTATCTACTGGATTTTCGATTAAAAATTTAAGCAATTCACTCATATATTTTACCCCCTAATATTATACCAATGGATTTCCAAAACTATCTAAAATATCAAAATCATCAAATGTAAAATCAATATCTTCTTCCAATACATCTGACTCTGTATCAAGGCTTGCTAAAATTACACTATCAATATTACAATTATATAATACTACTGTTTGTTTACCGACAGTTGAGGTTGGGTCATCATTAACGACAGTAATATTAAAATAAGTGTCTTTACCTGTTTTTGCATATTTAGCGGCCATTTGTCTAAATTTTGAAGTTACATAATATAAAGTCATAGTTCCGCTACCAGACCATCCAACCCCTTTATGCTGAACCCCTCTTTTACCAAGAGTTTTTACTTCAGCTTTATTTTTTTCAAAAGTAGCTTCAATAGTTTTAATATAAAACATATCTTCAACGCTTCCGTCAATAACTGCTGTTGCTTTTCCTTCTTGTCCACTAATTGTATCTCCTGCTCTTAAAAACATTTATATTTCCTCCTCTCATTAACCGACCATTACAGTCATATATAATTTTTCCATTGAATCTACTGGCTGAACCGCTAAATCAACTACTACAGAATCAATTGCTTCTCCTGCATATATTTGAATATCGGTACTTGCATCAAAATTCTGTATAGCCGCAATATTTTGAAGGGTATTAAGATAATTAATAACATCTGATTTAAAAACATTTCTTCCATCATCATTATTATTTACTTTACCAATATAACTTCTTTCAAATAATAATGATATAGAATTATTAATTTCATCTAATGTTCTAATAACTCTATTTTTGCTAAATTCATATCCCTTTTCAGGAGTGAATGTATGAAGTGTATTGATATCTTGCTCCACTACTACTGCTCCATCTTGTCTTGTAGATAATACGAATTTACCATTTTTAAGAGCTTCTATTATTTCTTCATTTCCATATGGAGTTACTCCATCTGGATATACAATAGATACCGCCCCTGGAATTACTTTATAAGTGTTTGATTCATTAACATTAGCTCCGGCAGTTAATCCTGCTACATAAGCTACGAAAGTTGTAGGCGAAACCGTTTCATTTACCGTTTTATATCCTTGAGATACAGAAATTATTCCTTCATAATCTGCATCTGCATTATATAAAACAGCTTGAACTTTTTTACCTAAATTATCTCTTTGATTTTTGATGAAATTAATGAAATTTTGATTTTGAGATGGAACGTCTTGAGGAATTGCCATAACATTCCAATTATATGATTTAATTACATTAAGGTAATTTGCGTAGGTTGCTTCTGATATTGTTCCATTTGTTCCTCCGGTTAAGGTAACTCCTGCATTTGCTAATACATTACCAGTACCGCTAAATACCACCCAATCATTATCATTAAGTTCATCAATAGTAGTTACCGTTTGTCTATCTCTTTCTACACCTCTAAATATAGTTATTACATCAAATGCTCCGGCTGTCTCATTCTCTACTACCGATACTGCTATTTCATTTCCTATAATACCAGGATATTTAGCAGTTGCTGTTAATGGAGCTAATGACGCAGTAGCTTTTGTTCCTCCTGTATCAAGTCTGTAAATAATTGCTTTATAAGCATTTTTTAATGCTTCTCTAAATATTTGAGATTCTTCATCGAAAGCAGTATATCCTATTTTTGCTAAGCTTTTTCCATCAATTAAATCTGTGCTTAATAATTCTGTAATTTCTCCTCCCCAACTCATAGGTACAGGCATTGTCATTATACCTCTTGTACCAATATTAGAAGTTGGTTTTGGCACCCCTTTAAAATTAATATAAGCTCCAGGTCTAATTTTATTTTGTGTTAAAAATGTTCCTCCAGCCATATTTTCTCCTCCTTTAATTAATTCTGAAAATAATTTCTAAAGTTTCCATTTCTGGAACCTCTTCAACCATTTGTTTCGCTTTTATACTATATGTTACATAACATTGTAATACATCTTCTTTAATTTCAAAACTCATTTGAATTCCTCTTACTGGCTTTTTATCCTCTATTGGATTTCCCTTACCATCATATCTCCCTAAAAATATAGGAACATCAATGGTTGTTAATTTATCCAATAGCTTATTACCAATATCCGAAAGTGTCTCATAAGTTTTATTATCCTTTTCTTCAGGGTGGTATCGGATATTCATCTGATAATCTCTTGTATAAACATTCCGCATTATCTTTTCCTGCGAAACATCCATTACCCATATGAAGAAACACGGCTTTTTCATCCCTTGTACAATCTTTTCTTTATAGATGTTAGGGTATATAGTAATTGGAGGCGAGCCATTGGTAATTGCAAAACTGCTCTTGATTTTCAGCGCTATTGCACTTTTAATGCTTTCGCCTGTAATTTCTCCTACCATTAATCTCCCGCCCCCAATCCTTTCATAAATTGTTTTAAAGCCTTTTCATAGCGCTTTGGTATTTCCCTTTCAATCTTGGAGATTGATATTCTTGCCATATGATGTCCGGGAATCCATTTATCTTGTAACATTACTCCTTTGACATCATCTCCATACTTTTGTTTAATAGATGCTACCATTTTAGCATTTGCTGGGCTATCTTCTAAATATTGGATAGGTAAGAATCTACGTCTTTGCATATGACCGTCTTCTACAAAGCTTGCATATTCTACTGGATTGAATAGTACTATATATAATTCATCACCTCTTCTAAACACCTGACTTAATTCCCACCTATTTCTTAAATTACCTGTATCCACAGGGGTTAATTTTTTAGTTTGAGCTAAGGCT